AGTGAAGAACATGGCCGTCTGAAACAGCAACTTGCATAAGCAAAAACGCTTTTTACACAGCGTAAAAAGCGTTTGGCAAGTTGGCACGCCGACATTGTGCTGCTACGAACCAAAAAGATGCGAATCACTCTGCCGCCGCGGTTCTCGCTGGCGGCTTGATTTTATCAAAAATCACTCTGTTTTGCTTTTGTCTTTGGCCGTTTAATACGGCTATGTCTAAAAAATCCCGAAATTATTCCCAAGCGCTGGATGTTGTGGTTTTTCGCTGTTGCGACTGCCGTAAGAATTTTGAGTGCGCGCCTGAGCGGGTGGTGGATGAGCCGGAGAGGCCGCACCACCCTTTTCGCTATGTGGCGGCTTGCCCTGTGTGTGGTGAGGATGTGGAGCAGGCGCAGTATCAGGTTAATTTGATTAAGGCCTGGTGCAATGCCACGGGGCCGAAGACGGATTCGGGCAAGGCGGCAACGGCTAAGAATTTGGACGGCCACCCAACACCTGAGGAAGCGAAGCGTACACGGTTCAACGCGATGAAGCATGGGCTGAATGCGCGGGTAGCTCAGTATTTCCCGGCCAAGCCGGGCGGCTATGCGGCGTGTGATACCTGTGATATTGAGCGCTCGTTTTGTGCGGCGCAGCCGGCATGCCAGAAGCAGACGCAGCTTTTTATGCTGCATCAGGCGGCGTTTGAGCAGCGAGACCCTAGGCATTTGATACCGATTTATGCGGATATGCAGGCGGGGATTACGGCGATTATGCAGCAGATTCTGCAAACCATTTTGAAAGACGGGGTGTCGCTGAAAACGCCTGCGTGGGCGGTGGACGCCGAGGGCAAGGTGGTGATTGCGGAGTATGACGACTTGGCCACGGGGCAGCGGCGCACGATTTATGAGGTGAAGGCGCACCCGTTGCTGCGCTCGTTGCAGGATTTCTTGAGCAAAAACGGTATGTCGTTGGCGGATATGGGTATGACGCCGCGCGTTATCGAGCAGGAAGAAGCGGCGCTGGGCAAATTGGCTCAGGATGGCGAATCGCAGCAATCGTTGCTTGAATATTCGCAGCGGCAGGCGCTGGCTTTGGAGAATCTGGCGGATTTGGCCAAACGGGCGAATGCGAAAAAGCAGCAAGACCCGGTGTTGATTGAATATCAGCAGCAGAATGGGGGTGAACAATGAAAGAAATTGTGCTGGTGGGTTTGTTTATGCTCAGTAAATTGGGCTTTGCTTGGTTGGCTTATTTGGCTGTGTTGAACAATGTGCGCTATGCGGGTTGGTTTGTGGTGTTGGCTATTTTGTATGCAATTGGTACGGGATTAAAGGTGGACTGATGATGCCGTCTGAAAATTGTGTGGAATGCGGTAAAAAGTTGACCGATGACGAGAAGCTGTGGCTGCTCGATGTTTGCCATATGTGCGAATGCACGATGTGGCTGGGTGAGGGCTGGCAAGAGGAATTGAATGAGCACGGCGGCGCAGCGGATTAAGGTTAAGCATCGGGCTGAGGTTGAGATTATGCGCTATGCGCGGCCTGACCCGGTGACGGGCATCCGCCCGCATGCGCTGTGGCATAAGCATGTGCACAATGTTGACCTCGACCCGATGCAGGTGCTGAAGATGCAGGAAATGGACGACCGTAAAAATACGGTGGATTTTTCCTGCCGCCGCACGGGAAAAACGGCGGTGAAGGAGATGTATTGCCTGGAGTATTTGGCTACCCATCCTTTCCAAGAAGAAGGCATTGTGGCGCCGCGTTTGCAGCAAAGCCAAACCAATCTGATGTATCACCTTGACGCCATTCGCCGCTCGCCGATTCTCACCGGCTATATTGCGCACAAAAACGGGCGGCGGCAGATGGCGGATTTGCGCTATCAGTTTGAAAACGGCAGTAAGGCCGTGTGCTACGGGATTATGAGCCAGATTGACGGTGACGGACTTTCTATCGGCTCGTTGGAAGAAATCGACGATATGCCGGCAGACCGCCTGTTTTCCCGGTTTCTGCCCATGCTTGGCTCGGCGCGGCGCTTGGGGGTGGATTCCGGCGTGAATTTCGACCCGCAAATCCGCATTACCGGCGTTTATAAAGGCGCAGATGTGTTGAGCGAGCTGATTGGCACCGGCGGCTATCATATTTTGCCGCCGGTGGATGTGTATTTGGGCATGGAGCTGGGCATTCTGAATCAGGCTTTTATCGATGAAATGAAAGCGCAGCTGCCGGAAGCAGAGTATTTGCGCCAGTTTTTGTGCATGAATGTGGCGGCGCAGAACTGGATTTGGGAAAAATATATCCGCCGCGCAATGGCGGTGGGCTTGCAATCGGGGCTTCAGGCAGCCTGCCCGATGCCGGGCGCTCGCTACAAAAGGCGGGGGCTGCTGAGCTTCGGCTATGACCATTCGGGGCATGGCGAATCTGCTCATGCTTCTAAATCGGCGCTGGTGGTGTGTGAGCAAATCGGCAATTTTGCCACGTTTCCGTTTGTGAAAACGTGGCCGGCGGGCACGGACGATGCGGTGGTGCAGCGCGATTTGCTGGGCTTTTGGGATTATTTCCGCCCCGATTACGCGATGGGCGATGCCTATGGCTTGGGGATGCTGACCAATCTCAACGATATGCTGTTTGCGCGCGGGCTCACCGAAATCGACCGCCGCAGCATCGGCGACGGCCAATCGGTGGCCAGCACGTGGACGCAATGGCCGTTTGCGCCCATCCGCTTCGAGGGCATGACCAAACACAATATGGCGGGCTTGCTGCGGGCAGCATTTCACAACGGGCAGGCGGCGATTCCGTTTGTGGATGACGGCTCGGATGCGCTGAAAACCAAAAATGCGGCGAATACGAATTGGGGGCCGAGCCGCTTGGATGAGGTGCAGGCGGACAGCAGCGACTTTGCCACGCTGATTCGGCAGCTGGGCAATGTGAAATCTTCGCCGGCGAAAAATGCGGCCTACAACACTTATAAGATGGCGAATCCGAAAATTGGGGATGACTTATTTGATGCGGCTTGCGCGGCGGTGTTTGCGATGGTGACGGCGGGCATAGACAACCATCAGCCGGGGGTGATTACCACGCGCGCGGTAACGCGCGATCAGCTATTGGGTGGATTATGAGCAGCGATTTAACGGCGGCGGAAATGGCGCACGCGCAGGAAATGAAACGGCAATGGCTGGATGCTTTCGGCGATGACGAATTTATCCGCGAAGCATACAAGGTGGGGCTGATACGCGGCTGGCGCGATGTGGTGCGGGTGGAAAAACTGAATCAGGAAAATGAGCATGAGCAAAATCGGTGAGTGGTGGAAATCGTTGTTTGGGCGCGATGTGGTGCCGAATCAGGCGGAGCACGGCCACACTTCGGAAGTGGGCTACCGCCCGACCATGGAGCGGCGGGCGCGACTGGAGAACCCGCTTTTCGCGGTGGACTACGAATACCGCGCGGTGGTGGCCGACATCCGCCGCATGGACAGGCAGGACGGGCGGGTGAAACGCATCCACAACCGCGTGGCGCGGGATGTGACGCGCGGCGGCTTGGTGCTCAATCAACCCAACCCAAGCAAACGGGTGCAGCGCGAATGGCGTGCTTTTATTTCGCGGCTGCAGTTGGACAATGCGCAGAAGCTGAAATCGGATGCGCGCGCGCTGGTGATGGAAGGCAATCTGCCGATGCAGTGGGTGATTGACGACGCGGGGCGGGTGGTGGCGGGGGTGCGGATGCCTTCAGAAACGCTGCGGCCGAATGTGGGCGTGAACGGCTTGTTTACCAATGTTCAGACGGCCTACACGCAAATGGATTTGGCCACCGGGCAGGATTTGGCGGTGTTCCCGCTGTGGCAGCTCACGCTGGCGCGGCAAGACCCCGACAACTACGATGATTTGAGCTGCCTGGGGCGCCCTTTTATGGATGCCAGCCGCGAGATTTGGCGCAAGCTGGGCATGACTGATACTGATTTGGTGATACGACGCCACCACCGCAGCCCGATGCGGCTGGCGCACACGCTGGAAGGGGCAAGCCCGGAGGAACTCGACCGCTATCAGCAGGGCGTGGAAGCGAACAAAGATTTAATCACCACCGATTTTTACAGCAACAAAAAAGGCGGCGTGGCGGCGGTGCAGGGCGATGCCACCATGGGCGAAATCGGTGATGTGGTGTATTTGCTGGATACGTTTTTTGCGGGCAGCCCGCTGCCGAAAGGGCTGGCGGGTTATACCGACGGGCTGGCGCGGGATATTTTGGAAGATTTGAAGCGCGATTATTATGACGAGGTGGATCAGATTCAGGATGTGCTGGCTATTGTGTATCAACAGGGTTTCCGGCTGCATTTGCTATTGCAGGGCATCAACGCCGATGCGGAAGAATTTGCCGTGCATTTTGCCGAACGACGCACCGAAACGCTGAACCAAACCACCGACCGCGCCTTGAAACTGAAAGCGCTGCAATTGCCGCAATCGATGGTGTGGGAAGAGCTGGGCTACAACGCGGCGGATGTTGAAAAACGGCGTGAAGACGATGCCAAAAACTATGAGCCTTATCCCACCGATGCGCATATTCCGGCGGTGAAGGTAACACCGGGCAATGCACCCAAGGGTGAGAGCGCCACGAGCGTGAGCAATGGCTGATATTCCCAAAGCGCCGAAACACCGGCCTGATTTGGCCGCCACTTGGGGCATAGTGGCGCAGATGGAAAAACGCAGCGAAGCGGGCTACCGCGACGCGGCGCAACGCATCCGTGCGCGGGTGGCGGGATACGGCCATATCGGCGCAGCCGAGCTGGCGGAAATCCAGCGCATGATTGATGCGGAGCTGGGCAAACTGGCGGCGCAGCAAAACGGCCTGCTGTTTCAAGGTATGGCGGCCGCCACGGCGGCAGCGGCGCTGGGGGTGCGCAATGGCGTGCCCGATGCGGCGGCAGAGCAGCTGCTGGTGCGGCATTTGGTGGACAAGGTGCATTCAGACGGCCTCAATCTTTCGCAGCGGCTGTGGCGGGTGCATCAGGGTGCGGCGCAAGACATGAAAAGCATTGTGGATGTGGCGGTGCAGCGCGGCTGGAGCGCGGAAAAAGCCTTGCAACACACGCTGGAAATCACGCCGGAATTGCGCCAGGCGCTGGAAGAAGCGGGCAGCGGTGCGATTGCGCAGCGGCTGGAAAATGGCTTGCTGCATGATTCGGGCAATGCGGCGGCGAAGTTTCGGCGGGTGCTGCGCACGGAAATCAACACCGCGCACGGCGAGCGCTATAAGCAGATGGTGCGCGACGACCCGGAAGCGGTGGGGCTGCGCTTTATGCTTTCGCCCCGCCACCCGCGCGTGGATATTTGCGACACCCACGCCACGGCGGATTTGTATAACCTCGGCCCGGGTGTATATCCGGTGGATGCCTGCCCGTGGCCG